CGCATCTCTGCCGGTATCGAACGGCAGGCTCGCGATTTCGCGCTCGCGATCACGTGGAAGTGGCCCGGTAGCGGCGACGTGCCGCGGCAGGTCAAACAGGGCGACCGGTGCGAGGTGCGTATCGGAGCCGAGCTGGTGCTGACCGGATACGTGTTTTCGACGCCGATCCGGTATGACGCCGCATCGCTCACGTGCGGCATCGAGGGTCGGTCGCTGACGGCCGACCTTGTCGACTGCGGAGCGGACAACAAACCGTCGCAATGGCGCGGCCAGCGCGTAGGGCGGATCGTCGAGGCGCTGACGGCACCGTACGGCGTGAAGGTCGTCGACGAGTCAGGGGACGCGGGAACGCTGGCCGATCACACGATCGAGCCCGGTGAAACGGTCTTCGATTCGATCGACCGGCTGCTGCGCCTGTCGCGTCTGTTGTCGACCGATGACGAGCACGGGCGCCTGGTTATCGCCGAGCCGGGGAGCGCGGGCAAGGCGTCCGACAAGCTCGAGCTCGGCGTCAACATCAAGGGCGGCGATGCGCCGCTGGATTTCTCACAGGTGTTCTCCGAGTACGTGTGCAAGGGGCAGCGCAGCGGAACCGATGAGGCGTTCGGCCTCGCGGCCAGCGAGATCGAGGCGCGTGTGGCGGATCCACGTATCGCGCGACACCGGACGATGGTGATGCGCGAGGCGGGCCAGATGAGCGCTGATCTTGCGCGGCTGCGTGTCGAATGGGAAAGCGAGAACCGGATCAGCAAGGCGTTGGCGACGACCTACGAGGTGCAGGGCTGGCGGCAATCCAGCGGGCAAATCTGGCGACACAACCAGATCGTTCGCGTCGTTGACCCGATCATCGGTTTCGATCGCGACATGCTGATCGTGGAGATCGAATACTCGCAAAGCAATGGGGCAGGGATGGTGACGAGACTGACGGTGGCCCCGCCGGACGGCTTTGCAGCCGAACCGTTCACGCGGCGCAAGAAGGTCAAGGGCAAGAAGAAGGGCAAGGACAACTTTGAATTTCTGCTGCCGGCAGATTGGGACAAGCAATGAACAGGTTGGGTGCGTGGTTGGTTCGCGGGGTCGTGTCGCTGGTGAATTCAGCGTCGAAGATGCAGACGTTGCAGACGCGGCTGATGGCGGGCGGGGTGAAGGATGGGGTCGAGCATTTCGAGCCGTACGGGTTCACGTCGCATCCGATGGACGGGGCCGAGGCGATTGTTGGCTTTCTTGGCGGCGACTCGTCGCACGGCGTTGCATTGGTCGTGGCCGATCGCCGATTTCGGCCGCTGAATCTGAAGCCTGGGGAGGTCGCGATTTTCACGAACGAAGGTGACAGCCTGATTCTGCGCAACGGCCGCATTGCCGAACTGACGACGGGGACGTTCAGGGTCAACGCCTCCGAGAAAATCGAGTTCAATTCGCCGATCGTGGAGGCGTCGGAACAGGTTGTCGCAAAGGGGCGTTTGACCGCGCAATCTGGCATGGCCGTGCGCGCGGGCAAGGGCGGTGGCGAGGCGGCGACGTTCGATGCACCCATTCGCACGCCGGACGTCATCGTCGACGGCAAGAGCACGGCGCGGCACCGTCACGCGGAGACCGGCGGCATTACGGAAGAAATGCAATGAGCGACGCTCGAGAAGCGATGTTGCGGCGCGCGGTCGAGATCAGCCTGTTCACGTGGCGACGGGCCGAGCCGGGCGATCCGATCGACGACGACGAACGGATGGGATGGTGGGGTGACAGTTTCCCGGACGTTGCCGGCGATCGAATCGGCTCGCGATTGTGGCAATTGCGCCGACAGGTGTTGACCGCCGAAGTCTTGCGTCGTGCCGAGGAATACTGCCGCGAAGCGCTGCAATGGATGCTCGACGACGGCATCGTGACGACAATCAGCGTCAGTGTGAAACGGGCGAGCGGTGTGGGGCGCGCCGCGATCGAGCGTGCGGCGGCGGAGATTGTCCTGTCGGACAACCGTGATGGACCGCTCACGCTCAACTACGACGACATGTGGAGAATTCTCGATGACTTTTCAGTTGCCGACGCTACCTGAACTGATTGAGCGAGTAGGCGGCGACCTGACGTCCAATGCCGACGGAGCGCTGCGTCGCTCGGACCAGCGCGCCCTTATGCGGGTCCACTCGGGCGCCAGCCACGAAATGCACGGCTATCTGGGATGGACCGCGCGCCAGATTCTGCCGGACGAGTGCGACGAGGCCATGCTGTTGCGCCACGCCCGGTTGCGGCTCGCGGTGCCGCGCAAAGACGCTGCGGCGGCGGCCGGCTTCGTATCAGCCAGCGGAGCGGAAGGAAAGACGATCGATGCGGGCGCGCTGCTGCAGGCTGACGATCAGCGACGCTACGTGGTTGTCGAGACCGTGGCGATTCGCGCCGGAACCGCGAAGGTCCAGATACGTGCACTGGATGCGGGCATGGCCGGCAACGTTGCCGCTGGCGTGCGGCTGCGGTTTGTTTCCCCCGTTGTCGGGGTATCGGACACGGTCGTTGTGCTGGACGCGGGCATATCGGGCGGCACGGATCAGGAGTCGATCGATCGACTGCGCCAACGGGTTATTCGCTCATATCGGCTCGTGCCGGATGGCGGAAACGGCGACGACTACGTGACGTGGGCGTTGGAGGTGCCGGGCGTGACGCGGGCGTGGTGCCGGCCGCGCTATATGGGGCTCGGTACGGTCGGCGTGTTCTTCATGCGCGACGACGATCTCAACCCGGTTCCGGATGAGCAGGCGTGTGCACTGGTGAGGGCGCACATCGAGAGCAGGCGCCCGGTGACGGCCGAGCTGTACGTGCTCGCGCCGAAGCCGCGGCCGATCGATTTCGATATTCGGCTATCGCCCGATGACGAGGCAACGCGCCAGGCCGTGGTGGAAAGCCTGTCGGATTTGCTGGAGCGTGAAGGCGAACTCGGCGTGACGGTACTCGAATCGCATCTTCGATATGCGATCAGCGGCGCACGCGGTGAGCGCGATCACAAGCTGCTGCAGCCCGCCGACGACGTCGCGCTGCAGCCCAATGAGATTCCGGTGATGGGAGAGGTGACGTGGCGGTGAGGGATGAATCAGATTACGTGGACATGCTGCACGCACTGCTGCCACCCGGTCCCGCATGGAGCCAGGCGCAGGCGCCTCATGTGCACCGCGCGCTCACCGGTCTGGCGCCGGAGTTGACGCGCATCGATGCACGCGCGCGTGATGTGCTCGACGAGATGGATGCGGCGACGGTGCGCGAACTCGTACCGGATTGGGAGCGCGTATGTGCGTTGCCGGACGAATGTCTCGGGCCATCGCAGTCGTTCGAGGAGCGGCAGCGCGCAGTGCGCAAGCGTCTGCTCGGCGTTGGCGGCCAGCGCATTGCGTACTTCGAGGCGCTGGCGCACCAGAACGGCTATCCCGATGCGTGGATCGAGGAGCATCGTGCGCCGCGGTTTGGGCGCTCGCGTTTCGGCGTTGCTCGCTTTGGCACATGGGCGCAGCAGTACATCTGGACGGTGCATCTTGGCCGCCGTCTAGCGGCAGGACGGCGCTGGGGGGCGACGGTGTGGGGCGAGCGCTTTGGTCGAATTCCGGCCGAGGGCATTGAATGCCTGATCAGGAAGCACGCACCGGCCCATACGCTGGTGCGCTTTGAATACGAGGTATAGGAATGGATTATCCGAAGAGTGTGCCGGGCGTCGGCTTGGTAGACGGGAAATTCGTGGACGAGGATCCCAATGGGCAGATCGGGTCGCTGATTCCGTCGAAGTGGGGGAATGACCTGACGGACGAAGTGCTCAACGTGCTGCGGGAAGCTGGCATCAATCCCGACGAAGCGACGACGACCCAATTGCGTGACGCAGTGCTCGCGATCGCGCAGCGTTCTGTGGCTGGTTCTATCGCGAGCCAGGCCGAGGCGGAGGCTGGCGAGGACAACACGAAGCTGATGACGCCGCTGCGCGTCTCACAGGCCACGACGAAGAAGCAGGATGCGTTGGGCTATACCCCGGTTCAGCAGGGAACGGGTATCGGACAAAGTCAGAACATCATCAAGATCGGGTGGGCGAAGGATGGCAGTGGCTTATTCATCACGGTCGACAATACCGACCTTGGTGCTGTCGCATTCGCCGGGCAACTCGCCGCGTATGTGACGCAGCAGTGGGTGCGGGACTACGCCGTCAGTATTGCTGCTCCGATGCTTCAGGACAGACCTTGGATCGGTCGCGACGGATGGCAGGCGGATCTCGCACTTCAGAATCGACGACCGGGACAAAACGTTACGACCTACATTCGAGCAAGGGATGAGGGCGGCATTGAGTTCATCAACAACGCTTACAACGGCGTTCCTTGGAGCATGAGCGACGCTGGGGAAACGTGGCAATCGGGCAGCCTGCATGTGGGCGGCTCGGTGCTGCACCCGGATGGCAACCTTCTCTGTAGTTTCCGTGGCGCATGGTTGAACGCGATTCTCGATGACCTGTACGCCCGCTCTGAAAATCGAGCGGTTGCA